TCGATGCAGGCGTTGAGTTGGTTGATTGCCCTGTCGCCGTCTGCGGCGATTTGAGCAATAAGTCGGAGAGTCTCTGTGTCAGATTCGCTTCCCGCTTGACTGCTACCTCCGCTGGCAGCGGGGGGATTTCCATTGGTTTGAACGCAACTTGCGGACGGGAGGCGCACCCGACCAGCACGAATAGCACGATCAAGAGAAGACTGTTTTTCAGATATGGCATTGTTGGCCTCCAAAAGTTTTGATGATTGGTCATTTAATTGTTTGGCAAGTTCTTGCTCTTTTGTGCGAGATTCCTCATTCTTGATGGCAATCTCAGCTTGCATCTCAGCATCACGCTCCACCCATCCCTTATGGTGGCCGTAACCATAGAAACCAGCCAGGGCAAGTAGAACACCTAATATCACCCAAGGATTTGGAATCATTGTTCAACCCTCGCCAAAGCCCTTTCTTGGGCAATATCAATCACGGCAGGATCAACATAGTCTGGTGGAGTTGTTGGCGGTGGTGGTGCCCTCCAATCTTCATCCAAGGCAGGATTTACCCATGCAGGCAATGCGCCAGATGGAGATGTCCAAGTTGAGGTGTTAGTTGACGGGGCTGGTGGAGGAGTGCTAGGAGGCGTTGTAGGAGGAGTTGTAGGCGTTGCCATCTTCTCAGCCACAGTTTGCACACCTTTGCGAGACATCACCCCACCGATGCCACCAACGATCAACAGCACAATGTCATTGAGCATTTTGGCAAACGCCTGGTCAATGGGTGCCATTGACTTGATTGGCTGCACAACAAATGCCAGGCTATACAGCATGAAGATCACAATGCCTGCAAGGATGATTGTCACGATTAGGACTACGCAAGCCCAAACTCGTATTTCAATTTCCTCTTGGCTCAGTAGTCGGTTGAGTTGGTATTTGGGTAGGTTGGACAACTTGTTTCTCCAATATAGGTGCAACTAGATAATCTGGACAATCTTGAGTGAACTGACAGTCTGGCCGTTGGCAACGCTTGGCCGAGAAATTCTTTGGGTCTTGGCAAAAGTATCTATATCGATCATCACACGCATACAAAAACAGAAAAACTATACATATCAGGTATTTCATTTCTGTTCTTTCAGTTCTCGTTTGAGTTTACGCAATTCTTTGATCTCTTGTTTCAATTGAGCCTTCATATAGAGAGTCTCTATATATGCAACTGAAGTAACTGCCACCACAAGACATAGTGCCACTCCAATCAAAACCCACCAGATAAGTTTCGTAGTTGCCACATTACCCACCCAAATATCAAAGAAATGAACATCACAGCAACACCTCCACTTAATAACTCAATCATTTGGATTTCTTCTTGTTCTTGTTTCCAACGCTGGTATCTTAACTTTTTGACTTCCTCTGCTCTAGCCCATTCTTGTTCTTGTTGAATTCTTGCATACATTTTTAAAAATCTTGTGTATATGGCCTTCAATTCAACAGGCGCATATATCGTCATTTGTTCACGAATTTGGGCATCCAAATTCTCCATTTGCAACTCGACTAGACTTCTCTCAATCGCTTTTTTAGAGGTGTTCTGCGTTGGGTCATAGTGTTCTTTTGATTCTGCTTCTAGCGTGTCGTAATGGTTTTTTAATTGAGCCTGCAAGTCAAAGAAATTTCCGAGCTGGATACCAACATCATTGATGATTTGGATTTCCATTTCCTCATAAGATTGTTGCTTCTTTGAGGCTGTTTTCGCTTTCGCCAAAGGCTTTGGGGCTTCTGTTGACTTGGATTTTGGCTTTCCACTAAGTAACCCAATGAGCCAATCCCAGATTCCTTTAATTGCCTTGACATCTGATATGACACCTTCAACTGTTTTCTTCGCACCTTCCAACTCCATCCTGCCCTCATGGAGCATTGCACATCCCTGCTTAATGGCAGAGACTGCGCCTTGCGCCAGCATAAGGAGGCTGAAAGGATCAATTCTTAATCTCCCAAAATTCCAGTTAGAGTGCCAACGCCAGCTGCGCCAGATAGCAAGCCCGTTGGTCTTGCCTTAACTCTGCGATTCAATTCAGTCAGGATTGCTCTTTGCTCGATTGGGTCTGTTGAGAACAAACGCTTTTGCAATGCCTCAGATGTTTCCGAACTGATGCCTTTTGACCTAGCAAGCATAGAGGCACCCGCAGCCTTGGCCAATCCAAGCAAATCACCAGTAGCAGCACTTTGCGCCATTTGACCAATCTGGCCTGCGCCCTCTTGGGTAGCAAGTCTTTCAGCAGTTTTCGAATTACCAATCAATGCTTTGGCAGTTTTGCTTTGTTCTGTCAAGCCTTTTACAAATTGAGAAAACTCATTGTATTTGGCCTGATCATCAAAAGCATAACGCACCAACAGCTTTTGGTTATCTGACTTAAACACCTGTCTGGTGAAGTCTCCACCCTTAAACTCGCCAACACGCTTGTTAATATCTGCAATCATGCCAAGACGGAATGCCTCTTTCTCGGCCTCATTGAATCCCTTGATCTTGGCGGCAGCCTCTTGGACATCGAGGCTCTGATATTTCTGCCCCATTTCAAACGAATTCTTGATCCTTGCAGAATCAGCAAACTCAGCATTTGCTTTGGCATAGTCAGGATTCTTGGCTTTGATTAGGTCATTAAACTCATTTTTTACTTTAATGACATCACGGCCATAGCCTGTCACTTTATTTGTAAGTGCATCAGTTTCTGCATCAACCACCCTATCAAGACCAATCTTGATCTGGTGCAATATGTCTGTGGGAACTGATTGAGCATTTTTGACCGCACTCAAATCTGGCAACTTCTCGCCATATACGGCAGCTCTTTTTTGCGCCTCTTCATAGGCTTTTATAAAGACTGGACGATCTACATACTGTCTAAATGGGACAGCATCAATGGCCAAACTGTATGCCTTTGGATAGGCTCTGCTTGCAGCACTTGCCTGCTCTTCAGCCAGACTTGTCAAATACTCATAACCATTGACATTCTTGGCCAATCCTGCCTTCTCAACTAAACCCTTAACAATCTGGTTTGGTTGGTCAATCAATCTGTTTTCCAAGAACGCCTCAGTCGGCCCCTTTGCCTTTGACTGAACTACATAGGCACTATAGGCCAAGTCTTTTAAATTCTTGCCAAGGTCAGCAATAACTGGATTTGGAACACCAATTCGGCGCAACTCATCCAATGCCATCTGCGCCTCTTGAGGAGTCAGATTATCCTTTTGCATATAGTTGGCCAACATCTTTGATGATGCTGTAGCCTGGTCACCAATGCCTGATGCATTCAGGACATTTCTCATTAAAGAGCCAGCCTTGTCGATCACGATTGGCACAGTACCACCTAGACCAGCACCAATAATTGCACCCAATCCAGCAGCCTCACCAGCATCTTTCTCAGCATAACCATAGCCAGACAATGCGCCAGTTCCAGCACCTACAGCAGCACCTCTTAATCCTTGGCCAGTTAAAGTTGTTCCTGTTGCCAATGCCTGCGCTTCTGGTGCTAATGCTTTAACACCTTTGCCAAGCACTCCAAATGGAACGGCCATACCGCCTGCAATCTCAACTGGAGTCTTGACATAAGGCACATCTTCGCCAAATTGTTTTTGCTGTTCTCTCAGCATATTGCGTTGCTTTTCATACTCAGCACCACTTATGGCACCAGTTCGCAAAGCTGCCTCGATTTCATCCAATGTGCCAAATGTCAAACCTTGGCCAAACGCCCTTGCAGTCTCAGCAAGTGGTGAATAAGGTGCCTTTTCTTGAAAGACTGAAATTCTTTTTTCACCTTCAGCCAAAGGTGCTAGTTTGTAATCGGACATTATGGTTTCACCCTTCTAACCCCATCAGGGTCAACAAATACTGTTCCAGATTTATATTTAGGATTCTTCAAGAAAGAAGAATAATCAGAATCGCTGAATATGTGAGGCTCGAAAGATGGGATTTCCACTTTTAATTCTGGTGCATTGAAACCCGCATTGGTTCTGCGTCTAGTTATTGATTCATCAGCATTCTTGACTTTTCTAATGTTGATGTCCACCAAGTTCTGCATGATCTTGGCAGCACTTGCTTTTGATTCTGCTGACTGCAACAGTTTCATTTCACGCTCAAAGTCTTTGTCAGTTTGAACACCTTTATTAAGGCGCAAGTTCTCAGAAGTCATCCGTTGAATGAACTTGTCAAAGTCTTGTCTGGCAATAACATCTGGATCATTAGAGCCAGCAATTTCTCTGGCCTTGATGCTTACCTTATCTTTCCAGCCAAACTTGATCTCGCCAGATTTAATTCGGTTTATGAATGTGTTTGAATCTGTAGCAAGGTTTGTTGCGGTTGTAGCCACATCAAAATCTTCTTCTTCACTCTTGGCCAAATATGCTGGCAAAGGCTTCTTCTTAGCTTCTTCAAGTTTTGCATCAAATTGTTGTTGCTTAATGCTTTGATTGAACTGCATATTTTGCTCTTGAATCTTGGCCATTTGTGTTTGCAAAGCCAATGATTGGCGAGAGTTTTCAAGACCTTGCCTCTTAAATTCTGCAAGTTGATCCTGCGCTTGTTGGAACTGTTGCCCTCTTTGAGCCGCTGCACTCAACTCTGCAACTCTTGCATCAACCTTCTCTGGATCGAGAATGCCTTGTTTCAAACTGTTGGACAACTGTTGTGCAGTTATTTTTACAGTTGCAGGAATTGTTGGATCATTTAGGAATACCGCAAATGGATTCTCTTCTTGACCACCAGCTGCGCCAATTCTGCGTAAATCAGGAATAACTTTGGCCAACTCAGAAATGGCCGCCCTACCCTGTGGAGTTGCCATCAACTGGTTTTTTACTTCCTCGTTAACAGTTCCATCAGGATTCTTTATTTGTGGCAATAACTGCTGTGCTGCCTGACTTAACTGCAAACCTCTTTGCGCTTGTGATCTTGCGGTTGCCTCATCTCTAAGGGCAACCAGTTTATAAGCCAACTCAGGGATTCCAGCTTGTGTCGCCTGATCAATTGCGCCAGATATTGCACTTGGATTAGTGACATCCAATCCTTGCAATATCTTGTTTTGCATAGAAATCTTTTGCAACATTGGGTCTTCAACGCCCAATGCGCCACCAATCCCACGGCCTAGTTGTGCGCCAGCCGCATACAGTCCTGCTCTTGTGCCAAACTGTTGACCTTCTGCCAATGCCTGCTCATTGAGTTGCCTCTCATACATTTGAGGAGTCATACCAAACAAACCACTAACTATGCTTTCTGCTGCCATTTGGTTTCCCCTTAATAGTTTGCGTAGCCAAGAGGCACATTACCGCTGCCATAAATGTCGAATGTAGGATTTTGCATCAATGGGCTTGTAATTCCACCGCCTGCGCCGCCTGTCGTTGCTTGAGGAGTATTAGAAGTTAGCCAGTTGGTCAATCCTGCGCCCAATGTAGATGTTGGACTACCCATGCCACTCAAAACAGTAGCAAATGGGTTTGTTGTAGCTGATTTAGAAACACCATAATCAACTGCTGCACCCGTTCCGAGAAGTCCCAAACGGCCTGCATTTGCACCAGCGGTAGAGGCGGCAGTTCCAAGTGTCTGACCCATAGTCAATGGTTGTTGTGCCAACTGCTCCAACTGGCCTGCCTGACCAAATAGACCTGTGCCAAATGTGACTTGTTGTTGGCCTGCTTGCTGTGCCTGTGCAGCCAACTGTGCGTCTTGTTGTGCCAGGGCGTTGTAGTACGCCTCCATCTCTGGATTAGTTCCCATCAAACCTTGCGCTCCACTTGGACGCAAACCAGTAGAACCTACTGACAGACCACCACGGCCTGTTTGGAATGCCTGATTTCTGATGGCGGCCAACTGTCTTTGGCGACTTGGATCGAGCAAATCATATTGCTTGGCCATGTACTGTTGAGCAACATCTTCTGGAGACTGCGCCAAATACCCTGCGCCAAGGCTTAAAAGGCGATTCTGAGCAGATGTGATCTCAGGTGCAGCCGTATATCCTGCGCTGACTAACTGGCCTGTTGCTGGATCTATTTGGAACTGTGAGGCACCAAATCGAGTGGTAATTCCTACTGGACGGAACTGTGCGCCAGCAGTAGCTGTGCCTGTGGCAGCCAACAAGTCTTGTTTTGCTTTTAATGCAGCCTCTTTGTCTGCCTGCGTTTGTAATACATTGCCAGTAAGACTTAGACCACCAGACAAAAGACCAGGATTCTGTTTAAGGAAGTTTTGTGCGGTTGTTGCCGCAGAACCACCAGCTGCCAACATAGACTTGATTACAGCATCCAATTGAGGATTAGCACCACCTGTGCCTGTATAGGTCTGAGGCGTCATAGCGTCAATTTGAGCCTGTGTGTAGGGTGTAGTGCCTGTATCGTAATTGCCCATGCCGCCAGTTATATCGGCAGAATTACCATAATCATATATTTGTGAATAATCAAAATTGTCGGCCATAGTTGTCGCTCCCGTTGTCGGTGTTGCAGATGTTGTATCTACTGTTTTCGGTGTTAAATCCGATGTTGCTTGACTTAATAAACCCGTTGGTGAGACAGCATTTAAAGCCCCACCTGTTAATGCTTGCTCTGGAGTAGCACCGCTTAGTAATCCTGCCGTAGTGCCACCAGCAACTTTTCCTGCCAATGCAGAACCAGTTTCACCAGCAACTTGTCCACCTACTTCTCCACCAATTTGTGAAAAAGCATAGTTCTTTAGGACATCTTCAGGAGTGCCACCTTTGTCTAATACATTAGCCGCTTGGATATAGGGTGCGGCGGCAGGTACTGCAATAGAGGCAACAGTTGCCCAACCGCCAGGCACAGCACTATTAACTGTGTCATCAACAGTCGCCAAAGCATCTGAAACGCTACTAACCGCATTACTAACAGTATCAGAAACACTTTCAACAACGCTAGAAACACCGCCTTGAGGACGAATCTTTTTGTCTCCCACATGGCGAAATGCATAAATGGGAAGGTCTGGTATACCTAATAAAGCAAGACTATTTCTCATATATTTGCTTTCCAGTTGTACTGTGGCAAATCAGATGCTTGTACATTCAAGCCAACTCGTTTCATCAATTCCACAATCCCTTTGTTATCTGCTTTGCCATAAACAGTGTTAATCCCTAATTCCTTGCCTTTTTTGACAAAACCAATTACAGCCTTTGCCAATGTTCTAGGGTTATCTTGAGTAAACAAATGAATCTCTGCTGATGTTGGATTGATCTTACGAACTAATAGAACAGAATCATTCTCTTGCATCAAAACAGCAGACTTATCCTTTACCAATGCACTAATAGTTTGCAAGGCTTTATCAGGATCAACCTTGCGCCTGACCGCATCTGCTTTGATGATGTCTGATGCTTTCATTACATTGATCCATTCGCAATAATGTTGCCGATCACAGTCAGGTTGCCAGATGAGTCAATCTTTGCGACAGGAGTTGACAAGTTGTAGATATACAAAACATTAGATGTCTCAACAAATGAGAAATTTGTCAATGTCCCGTCAACCTTGGAAGAAATGGCAGTCTGGATATTGGTAAATTCTGTATCAATTTCAGAACCCTTAACAACCTTTGAAGCATTACCAGAGGTAAGTGAATCTTTAGCCGCAAAGTTAGTGGTTTTTGTGTAATTTGCCATGTTATTTCCTTAAACCAATTTTCCGTGTTTAGCCTGAATTTCAATCTTTTGGATGCTTATGGATGAACCATTGATTTGAATTTCATAACCAGTTTGCACAACTTTTCCAAAACCTGATGCTTGGCCAACTAATGTTGTCAATTGAATGCCGTTTGAATAATAAGCAATTGTCGTTGCATTGTCTCCATATTCAGCAATTCCGTATTCAGCAATGGTGCTAGTTCCAATGTTGACTGTGCTGGAGTAATACTGACCAGTAAAGTCATATCCCCACTTAATCACAAAGCCTTGGTTTGTTCCACCAATAACAACAACCGCAATCCTTTTGAGAATAGAGGTGACATTTGGATCGCCCAAGTCAGCATAGTTGGTGTAATACTGGAAACGATAACTAGATGCATGATCTAGATAAGTGCCGTATTTGCCAATATAACCATTCTTGCCAATAAGCAAATCACCATTCCTGCGAGACAGCAATGCAGTTGGCTCGATGCTATCCCAGACAGTAACTCTAGAAGCCCCATCCTGTAGCTGCGCCTTTGTATCAAATACATAAACTTGCTTGGCAGTTGGAAGTGTCAACAGATAGAAAGCATTGATCTCAGAGTAGACCGCCTTAATGTTGGATGCAGTCTCTGATGCAACATAACTCATTAAGTCATTACGCACATTCTTGGACAAATCACGCAAAGGCGCAGACTTTTCCTGAATGGTACGCATCAGGCTGCGAATGCCTGAGTTCGACAAGAAAACAATGTCTGCTGCCGTTGTAACAATTGAGTCTCTTGCCAGGCATCCAATGTTGCCAATAGAGTCGCTCAAAGCCAATAAGGATGGTGTTGTTGGGCTTGAATAAACCAATATCTGACGCTTGCCAAAGATGATGAGAAAGCCATTGTGTGCGCCCAATCCCATGATCTGATCTGATCCGTTTGGCCAGACTTGGGCAACATTCAACGATCCAGATGTGCCACCCGTCCAATTGTGTCCTGCCAGTAAGTCAGAGAAAGTGATGGTTGCATTGTCTGTGGTGGTATCAGCTACCCACAAACGGCCAAATGCAGATATAGCAATGTTTCCCTTTGGAACTGTGCCTGTATAGCCAGTTTTCTCAGAAACTCGCTTGTAGGTGGTTGTGCTGACCGCAGGGTCATAGATCAGAGGGTCATAACCAGATTGGAAGAAGTAGGTAATGCCATTCAAAGATGCACATTGCCAATTGCTTGCAGTAATAGTTGGGGCAGAACCGCCACCACCATAGGTTAATTCCACTACAGCATTCGATCCATCCAACTTAAATAGTTTGTTGTTACCTGCAAATAGCACAGTTAATGTGCCATCGAGTTGCACCAACTCATGGATTACTTTGACATCATTTGCACCTAAGTTGCCAGAGGATGAGTTAACTCTTGAATATCCTTTTCTAGAGCCAATGCGTCCATATTGATCAATGATGCAATTGGTGGCAATCGAGGCAAAACCCGCCTCTAGAGTTAAAGGCGAGTCTTGAGTATTCAGCCCAAAGAAGCCTGGGGCTTGAACACTAAAGGTTTGGAGTGCCTGTGACATTAAACCGCCTCAAATGCGTCATTCTCAGGCGATCTGGCCAACTCTAAGGCAATCAGATCAGACATACATGATCGATACATTGCATAAGCCTCAGAACTGCTCATTCCGCCATCCTCACCACGCTCAATCAATGCTCTGGCATACGCACCCAAAACAATGGGTTCTTTCGCCAAAAGAGTTGTAGATGAGTCTGTAGAGAAATCTGCCTCTGGAACAATTAGACTGAATCGAATGCTGTAGACAGCATTGGGGACAGGCCAAAATTTGACCTTAATATCGCCATTGGTGTCTACACCTTGGAAGGTGTAATAAGTCGGCAGATTCTGTTGTGGCGTTGGTGTTGTGTAATAAAACGCATCATGGTCTGCATGGGACAGAGGTTGCATTTGGTAGTAACTGGTTGTGTTAATCACATCCATTGTCTTAAACCGAACTCCTGCGCCAGTAATGCTATATCCAGCAGCTTGGCCGCTTACTGTGGTAACAGTAATTGCATTATTGAAGGCATCCCAATCATAGGCATCCGACACCTGACGCTTGGCATCATTGATGAATTTAGCAATAAGACTAGAGAATGATGTTGCGGAAACAGTAGCAACTGTTGGCTCACGCAAACGAGTCAATACATCATTAACTAATTCTAAATATGTTGGTAAAGCCATAGACTACTTTCCTTTATTTCTTGCCGAAATCGCTTTAGCTTTTGCCTTTGCGTCTGCCTTGGATGATGCACCCCATGCTTGCAGAGAAAGTAGCAACCTAGTTGGTTTGCCATCTTTATACTCTGCGCCTTCCATGTTGCCCATCCTGGCGAGAAAAGAAGCCCGTCTTGGATTGTCACCCGATTTCACAGGTGGTTTGAGGTTTCCCCCAGTTTCTGCATTATAAGATGCTCTCCCCTTGGCGTTCAAGCCGCCCTTTGGATTTTGACCAGCTTTTGTTTGCCAACTAGGAGATTTCATCACTTCACCTTTTTTGGTTTCTTTGCAGTTTTAGCAGACTCCATAAATGCTTTGGCAGTTGGCGCACCTTTGCTGCCAACTTTTCGCATCCGTTCACCAGAGCCTGCTTTAATTCTTTCTTGTTTGGCATGGATATTGGCATATAAACCTTGCTTAGTAGCCATAGCCAGACTTCTTTTTTGGTTTGCTCATGCCAGCCTCGCTCATAGCAATGGCCACAGCTTGCTTCTGTGACTTGACCACGGGGCCTTTCTTGGAGCCTGAGTGCAGTTTTCCTGCCCCATACTCTTTCATCACTTTGGCCACTTTCTTAGCGGCAGGGGATTTTGCTTTCATAAAAACTCCTTAGATAAGTTCAGTTACAGAAACAGTTGAAGTGGTAATAGTCGCATCTTTGATAAATGCAATCTTTTGACCAGGCGTGACTTTGACGATTTCCACGCAATTTTGTGGAATCATCGCTGTTGTTGTAACGCTTGCTGTTGGGCTAGTACCAATTGCATAATGGCAATGACCTTGAGAACAGGCAATACGAATCATTGTTGTATTTGCACCAAAAGCAGTCATCTGAACACTTGAGGTTGTGACTGTTGCCACTTGAGTCGTGCCATTGCTTGCCACGCCATATGCAACTTGGTTTGGGTCTAATTGGAAGGTACTCATGGTTTTTCCTTACTGAAGGGTAAGTTGATAAAGGGTGTTTTGGTACAAAGCAACGATCTCATCAATCTTGTTTTGCAAAGCAGTCTCTGTGCGAGGCACAATCTGTTGGCGATGTGCCTCGATCCATTCCATTTCTTGGCGCAAAACCTCTGACACAGTACCTTTGTACTTGTTGTTCACATAAGGAATGTCCAAACGAATAGCATAACGACCCATAAACTGTTGGGCAAAGTCGTCTGCCAAAGGAATGATGGCTTCATAAAACTCATTTAAAGTATTGTGTTCAGCAAAAGACAAAGTTTTTAAATGAATGCGGTGAGTAATTTCTCTTGCGAGAAATAACATTCCAACAAATTCGCCAGCTGTATTGTTCATTCCTACAAATTTATTGTCCGTTGCCATACTCAATCCTTAGTTATTGGGCCACCAGATTTCCATGCGTCACAAGTGCGCTTGGCTGCACAAGTGAAATGGAAAAGTTCACAAAATCCCAGATTGGCAGCATCAATAAATTGCTGGTCATAGGACAACTCTTTTTCAGATTCATTCATTGACTCTAGGCCACCTTTGATGCACTCCATCATCTTAGGAGTTTGAATAAAGGCAGCACAGTTGCCACAACGCATATCTTTTACAGTAGATGTTGGTGCGTTATACATCTTGGCCTTTTTTAACCAAAAGGCATCATTCGCATCATTTGGATTTGGTGGGCCATACCCATACTTCTTAAAAGCATTGTTGCGGTTCTTTAGGTTGGTGGACACATCATGTGTGGCCACAGGACAAACCATGCCTGATAGCAATCCCGCCTTCATTTCAACAACTTTCCAGCAACAAAGGTGACTACGCCACCAGCCATTGATGCTATGGTCATTCCCATCCAAAAGCCACCCTTGGATTTATTAGCCAATTCAAGTAGAGCCTTGACATCATTGGCCAACTGGTGAACTTCTGTCTGCAAAGCCTCAACTTGGGCTTCTATTCTGCCGAAATCTCTAGCATCAATATCGCTCATATCAATTGTTCCTTGCGAGGTCTACCCGTAGGTTTTCTCAAAATGATTGTTTGCCTTGTTCCATCTTCATCCACCACAGCAGGCGCATCAACAGCCTGATATTCTGGGTGGCGTTTCATCTCATCAATGTCATGTTGCGCTGTAAATTCAACCACAGTTCCGCTTTTTAAACATTTGAACAAAGCCATTTAAATTCCTAATGAAGAAAAGGGAGGCAAGCCCCCCTTCCCTTAGACGATCAAACGACCGACAACTATACGGATTTTTGTAGACGCTAAGTCAACAGTACCGCCAGTTTCGTTTTGAACACGCAAGGAAACCACACCAGCGGCACTTACATATCCAGTAACAGTCAGACCAGCCTCGTCAACAGCAAAAGAGCAACCAAGAACCATATCGCCCAAGGCAACGCCTGGAACAGCAACAGTATCGGTTTCACCAGCCGCATCAACTAAAGAGCCAGCATCAAGGGTTGCAGTTACAACCCAAGTATCACTAAAAATCCCACGGAATTGGTCATTACCACGGCGTGAGGTTACAGAGGTAGCAGCAGCCATAAATTTTCTCCTAATTAAGTTAAAAAAGTCCCCCCACCACTAGGGCAGGGGGCGCAACTGCAATTAGGCTGGAACTGCCAAGGCAAAAGCCGAGGAAGACAAGGCTGCACCAATAGTGGCGGCAGTACGGACAGCCTTCACACCATAGAGTGTGTCAGATGTGAACAATGTACCGAGGTACTCTTGTTTGTACTGGGTTTGTGAACGCACATCTACTTGCTCAACCAACACCATCGACTCTTTGTGACCCATCAATGCAATGCGGTCAGCACCAGATGAACCAGCACCAAAGTCAGCGTTAGAAGTAACAAACACGGGGATGCCGTACAAGTTACCGATTTCGCCATTGCGGATTGTGTTGCCATTACCAACAAAAGCCTGCTCGGTGTAACGGGCAAGACCCATTAAAGTGTTGCGGCTTGATGGGGGGATGATGAAGAAACGGCCATCCATTGGGGTGTCGTTGTCATCAAGGCGTTGAATGGTGCGGCGAATAGCTGCATCAGTCAAAGCAGAGGCATTGGAAGATGAACTGTTGTAAACAGTAGTTCCATCGCCACCAATATAGGCTTTGGTAGACGCTGCAGAGGTTGCATAGTCATCAGTGCCAACAGTTGCGCCGTTGAACGCACGACCCAATTGGATCAAGTCGGTGTCAACTTGCTTGGCCAGTGCATAGCCAGCGTCTGCTGTGTAGAAGTTACGCAGGCTAGACAAGGCTTGTGCCTCAACAATATCTTCAATCAAACGGCTATATTCATAGTGTTTGTTGATAGAAACTTGAACTTCTGTCTCAGTTGCAGCAATCAAGGTAACTTGAGTAGATGCAGACTTAGCAGAAGCTGAACCACGGGTAGGTGCTGGAAGGTGAACTGTGTCGCCCTTCTTACCTTTGAAGTTCATTTTGTTAATCAAGTTTGCTAAAACTAGATTTTTCTTATAGGCAGCAATAATCTCATCCGACCAAATTTGGGGGATAAATTTCGCTGCCGTGGTGGTGGTGACGTGTGCCGTTCCTAATGCCATGTTAATTCTCCAAGATTAAAAAAAGTTATTTAACTCGACCCTCTTGATACGCTTGCATTATTTCAGATTGCAATGCCTCGTACCTGTCTGGATCGTTCATTTTTAGCCGAATCAGGTCAGCTCTCCTGTAAACACGCTTTCCAGATTCTCCCGATCCACCAACATCAACTGCGGCAGCTTTCAGATTACTTCTGCGACTTGACTCTGCGTCATTGGCCACTTGTTTCGTCTTAACGCCACGCAACTCTTTAAAAGTGGAAATCAACTCATTCGCACTGTCGAAATCGTACTCACTATCTGCCTTTGCAAACAAATTTAATCTCACATTGGAAGATTTAATCCAATTAGAGAACTCTGGATCAGCAGTTACTTGCTGAAAATCAGGGTGCGTCTGCGCCAACATTTGTTGTACTTGCATCTTTTTGAAGTCACTGGCCGCCTGTTTAGCAGCCACAACATCAGGATGTCTCTCAACAGTATTCTGAATTGCTTTCTGAGGATTCTCAAAAAAGTCTATTTCAGGCTCAACTTCAGCATGGTCAACTCTCGTTCCAAGATTTTGCTTAATCAGCTCATCTGCCAATTTGCGAACTTCTCCAACCTCTTGCGCCTGGCGACCAACAAGTTTTTCAACCTCTTGGTGCATCTTTATAACATCTTCTAATGATTTATTCCTATATTTATCAGGAATCTTAGAATCATCTACCGCAAAATTGTCTTCAATCTTCGTTTCTTCGGCCTCTAACTCACTAGGCATCTCGTCTTCTTGGTCAATCAACATACTGTTTCCTTTTCCTGCCTCAATGGGTTCTAGGAGTTTTTAACATGAACTCGACAAAATTGTTTATGAGTTCGCTTTGCGTTCAGCTGCTAATTTTTCACGATGGATGCGGTCAAACTTATTGGCCGCCCCAGGGAAAC